ATCCCACCGCCTCGCCTATCTTGTCTACAAAGGAAGCATCTATAGTTCCATCAGCTATACTTGCAAGGAATTGTGCATATTGGGTCTTCATAGCTTCATCATGCTCAAGTTCTTTAGCGTCAAGTGCCTGATTAGAGGATGCGGCAAGTCTTTCTGCCGCCTGAACGTCGTCACGATATTGCGTATATGCCTTTGATTGCAGATACTCTCCATATCCACTTTTAGCAAGACCGCTTGCACCAAGGCGTTCATTGGTTACGCCATATGGATTAGTATTTTGGTTATAAGCAAATTGTGCGTCTGCTATAGCTGCTTTGCGATTAGCTTCGATTTGATTTCTCTGCTGTTCGAGCCATTCACCGTATGTGACTCCCGTACTTGTTTCCGTAGAGCCATTGCCTGTATCATTGACTGTACCATTGCCTGATGAACCATCACCAGAAGATGCATTATCCGTACCGCTTCCTGTATTCGTTTCCGTACCACCCGTAGATGTATCTCCTGTAGATGTAGATGTGGAATCACCGCTTACAGTGTTTGATTCCGTGCTGTTTGTTTCGGGTTGAGTAGACGGCTCGGGGGTCGGCTCTGTGGTTGGCTCGGCATTCGTACTTGCAGGAGTTGACGTGCTATTTTCGGGATTTGTTAGAAATTGTAGGATACTGTTCACGTCTGCTCCGAAGCTTGAAGGCTGAATAACAGGCGTAATGGTCGGCATATTGGTCAAGAAAGCACCATAACCTTGAGGTGCCGAAGAGCCGTTGCTTGTACCATTTAATGCCACTGGCTCTGGCTCGTTTTCTTTTCTTTTGGGTTTAGGTGGTTTTAACGGATCAATCATTTATTTGCCTCTCCTCTCAAATAATTCTCATAGCCTATCCTATTGTTGATTTCCTCTGCCATCTGTTGATTTTGCTGTTGTAATTGTGCCATTTGTGCTTGCCTTTCGATTTCACGTCTAAAACGTTCCACGTTTTCGTGAGCACCGGGATAGTGCGACTTCTCCATATTAAGCCAAAAAATAAGTAAGGTTTCCAAATTTTGAGGATTGCCATAAGCACCCTCACGTAAGTTGTTGCGTGTTTCCTGCCACATCAACTCACGAGAACGCTCAACGTCAATTGAAGCATCGGCTGAGAATATATATTCGTCATTGTAATAGTATTCGCCTGCTTCGTCACGCTCGATAAAGTCGTATCGGTTAAACGTAGAATTCTGCCTAAATCCAAGCTCATCTATGTACACCGCAGGTCTTGGCTCGTCCGAATAAGCAAGATAAAGCTGGAATATAATTTGGTCTATCTCTGCATATGCGGCATTTTTCATTCTTCGTTTGGAATCAAGTCTTCCCGCCGCTTGATTTATCTGCATTTGCTTAGCCTTTCCCGATTGTGCAGATGGGTCGTACTGCCCTTGGAACGAGTCACTTATGCCAAGCAACCTTTTAGCGTGGTCGTAAAGTCTTTCAGCCTCAGCTAAATCCTGTGATACGTCCGGAGTGGTGTCTATTCGACCGTACTGACTCATAGACTCACCCGGTTTGAGCTTGATAACCTGTCCAAACACAGAGTTGTTGAGCGAAACGCTTGCATCCTCGGGAACAACAGGCGTTATACCTGCCCTTATGAGCTTCTGTGCTATTCTTGATTCTATCTTGTTTATGGTCTGTTGCTGCGGACGTATAAATTCGCAATCAGACTGACCCAATAAGCTATTTTCCTGTGACGTATTTTTTCGTATGACTATGGGCAGAATGTTCGGTGTATAGAACGGCAGTTTTGTCTTTTCCATAACGGGAACTTGTATAGCCGTCATTTTAGGCAAGGGCATACCGTTTACAATATCCATCATTACGTTGCCGCCTGAGTCTATTGCCTGCTTATATTCGGTCTTGGTCTTCACCATACCGTTTTCTATAACTTGACTCATTGCAGGTATAACGGTTCCGTCCGACAGTGCTATATCCTCGTCAAGCTCCTCGTATTCCTCGTTCATAAGCTCATACTCACCGTCTTCGCAGGTGCATATTTCCTTGCGTTTACCGCACTTCTTGCACACATATCTCTTACGGGCGAAATAATCCTCAACGTCAAGCAGCTCTGTATCTCCGCTCCAAACATACTGACATACCTTATCGTTATCGTCCTTGTAGTAGCATACTATTAGGGTAGCCGTATCATCTGTTTCTGCCGGGTCTTCTGATATTGCCTCGTCAGCAGTATCAATATCTACACCGTACCTGCGTACAATATCTTCCCTGGTCGTCTCGAATTTGATAAAACAGTATTCCATATCCTTAACGTCGTATATCTTAGGCTGTCCTACAAAGTTCGCAGGACTAAGACAGGAAATCTTAACGTCACCGACAGTGTTGTGCGTAACAATAGAGTTATCCCATTCAATGAGCCACACTGAGCCGCCATATATAGGGTTATAACGCTCATCAATATCGTTCATTTTGACAAAGGGTAATTCATTTCTCTTTTTAGACAGCATATTTTCAACGTTTTTTGCATTGCACTCAGTCTTTCGGCTGTACGTTACAGGTTCAACCTTTGCCGTAGGTATGTACCCGGACACTTGCGATTCAACAAGCTCGTATGTAATGTTGCGAACAACAGTAGCTTTTTCTACCGAGCCGTCAATCTCGTTGTCACCCTTGTACTGCTTCATATTTCTCTCAATCATCTCAAATTGCGAATCGCAGGCACTTCTAGCCGTTGTATATAAGTCTTGAAAGAAAGAGAGTTTACTTTCTTTATCATCTGTTTCTATTCTCATAAATTACTTGGTTTTCCTCCCATTTTTCTGTATATTGCTTGTTTTTCCGCTTCTGACGTTGCGTTATATAAATCTTCTAACTGGTCTTGAGTATAGCGAACCCTTTTATCTGCCGCTGTAGCATTTGGGCGAGTCCAATATATTGCAAAATATCTGAGGGCATCGGGCGAATGCGTTATTTCGTGCGGCTCGTTCAGGGTGTCGTTAGGTCGCCTTGGGTCGTGAATAAGCTGAGGCAAATATTTGATAAGCTCTCGGCAGTTCGAGAAAATGTGAAGCCTGCTACTTCCGTTAGCGTCCTTTTTCAAAAGCTCCTTTATGCAAAGCCAACCTGCCTCTCGGTCATTGTTTGATTTAGTGAGTGTTAGTCCATTTTCGCCAAATATAAACGCCTTGCTTTTTCCTGTCTCTTGGCTTCTATTCCACAAGTCAGGCGGAGCTAGAGTCGCATATATATCCTCTTTATCAGTTGTGTTTTTTAATATAGCCTCTGCTGCGGAGCTTATAGGCAAATCAGATTCGCAATACTCTTTGTATACATAGCAATTTCTCGCAGAGTCTACCGCTATCCAGTACGCAGCCAAGCGGTCAAGACCGTAGTCTATGCTGATATACCGTCTCCAATCATGCGGTACGTCAAAGGGCTTACAAATATGCAGTTCCGGGTCGAATTCATTGAAATATTGCCCCTCAAAAATATTCCAGTCACCGTAAAGCAGTGCCTTTCTCTCTCTTTCGGGCAATGCTAAAAGACGCATCTTATATCCGGGGTCACTCTGCATCAAAAACTTGTTATCATCGACCTTTGACGGTATGAATATTCTGCTCATACCGTCACCTCCCGTAAATGCTATATTAGACGGTGAGGGGTCAACAAATCTCTCCTTGACCCACGAATGACCTACTCCTCCCGGGTTGGTTGAGGATTTTATCTGCTTTGGATAGTTATTTACGCCTCTGACTCTCGATATAAGGTAAATATATTGGTCCTTTGTAAAGTGAGTAAGCTCGTCAAATCTAACTACGTCATACTCCGCACTTTGATACTGATAAACGTCATTCTCGGTAGCACAGTATCCAAAATCTATAACGGAACCGTTTTTGAACGTACCTACGTGACTAGACGAGTTAAAAGTAAATATCTCTCTTGGATATATAGACAACGCTGTTCTGATAAGAGATTTATCAAGCTCCGCAAAGGTGCGCCTCAGAATAAGCTGCTTCGATTTCGGGTAGCGGAGGGCGAAGAGCAGGGCATCAACTATCTGCCCGTATGATTTTC